AACCATACCGTAACGAGTCTTGAAACCAATTTTTGGTTGGAAGGTGTTAGGGTTGATTGCTCTAACTTGCTGTAATGGAACGTATGGACAGTAGAATAATCCTGCGTCATAAGGTGATGTACCTTTGTATCCTGCAACGTAGAAGTGCTTATCACTTACGTTTGAAGAATATGGGTCAACATAAACCTTGATACGTCCGTTTAGAGTACCAACAAGTGTAGATGAAGTATCGTCTACTCCTGTTAATGCACTGTTGCCTTGAAGACCAGGTGCATAGTCAAGTACTCCAGCCATTCCAAGAGCAGATGCAACGTCTGCAGAGCAGATCAAAATGTTGCCCTTCCCGCGTCTTGTCTCTTGACCGATAGCGTTAGCGTCTCTTTCTATCTGGAATAATAGTCCCTTGAATTTCTCAACTGACCATCTACCATTAGAGTCAACGTCTAAGTCAAATATACCGTCTGTAGCAGTGTTAGCGATAGCACCTTTAACAGCATTTACATAGATTGTTCTGACAACTTCTCTGTTGATTTCAGCAAGTATCTCTGTTGAGAGAATGTTTGCTAATTCAGATTCAGCGTCCAATCCGTGAATTGCTTTAAGGTCTTGAGCCATCTCTATGCTGTACTCTGCCTTTAATGCTCTGGATTTAGCAGTAACAGTTACCTTCTCAATGGAGAAACCCATTTCTCTGAAGGCTGTTGAAGCAGATGAATCATCTAATGCTTCAGCAGTTGCTGTTGCCATACCTGTAGCATCACCAGTTACTTCATAGTCTCCTGCAGGAGAGTCGTTAAGTAATCCTGGGTTTGCACCTTCAGCATCGTTTACAGCAGAAGAAGTAGCAGTAGGATCGTAGTTTGATAATCCTGTGCCAGCTCCACCTGTGAAACCTGCGTTAGGTTCGTTGAATAGTGCTTCTCTGAAGTCACTGTTTGCAGGTCTACGCTCAGAACCGTAGAATGATCTCATTGCAAAGATAAGACCTGTAGGACCTGTCATTGGTTGAACACCTGCAACGTCATATGCAATGAGTTGTGGCATTGAACGTCTGATTAGACTGATCAAAACTGGGTCGAAACCTGCAACAGGACCAGTAGCGGTATCGCCTGTGGTATAACCTGTAGTCTGAAGAGTCTCGTTAAGAACTTGACCTTCTTCTTTGATTGCGTTTTCTTGGTTTTCTAAGAGTTGTGCGACTACGCCCTTTTTATATGAATCTTTGATTTCAGGAACTGATTCGTGATTCAATACGGGTGCCCACTTCTCTTGGAGATGTTGTAAAGACATTGTTATCTTTTTCCTTAAGTTAGTGTTAATTTACAATTATTTGGACCAACGTGCTAGTGCATCTACGTACTTGCCCATAGTGCCAGTCACAGTGGATTCTACCAATGGTGCTGATGCTTCCTCTGTGGGTTCAGTTGCTTTTTCGGCAACCTCAGCCTTACGAGTGAAGTATGATTCCTTGATAGTTTCGATCTTCTTACGAAAATCTTCTTCATTTTCAAACTCAACACCCTCTGCCAAAGATGCTAGCTTCTCCTTTTGGGTTTCTGCTAGACCTGTAGCTGCGTCGTTCACAATCTCCATTTTACTATACTCACCAATTTGCTTGTTTAAAGCAATGTTGGTGTCAATTTGTTCGTTGAGCTTTTTCTCCATTTCATCAAGTTCTCCTGTCATTCCATCTAACAGGTTGAACTTCTCTTCGGGAACAGTAAAGTTGTGCTCCACATAGAGATCTTTTAGACCATTGAAGAACGACTCTGCCATCTCATTCTTTATGCCATGTTCAACAGCGAGGGCATTCTCCTCTATCCACTGTTTAGTAGCATAAGAAACGTAGTCGTCTACTTTCTCGGCCAAATCTGTTTTGAGTTTCTCTACCTCTTCGGTTAGAGATTCTTCAAATGCTTCTTGCAACGCTTTAGTCTCTTCGTTTACACGTGAAGTGACTGCTGCCTCAAAGATTGTTGCTGCTTTTACTCTGAACTCTTCTGAGAGTTCTTCACCAGAGACAAGAGCGTCAACATCTTGACTAAAGTCATACTTGGTTTCAACTTCTTCTTCTGAGATAGTTTCTTCATTAGATTCAGTTTCCTCCATCTTTGCGGACGCATCACTTGGTTTAGTAGAAGGAACAGGTGCCTTACCTACTGGTGAGGATGCAGATTTACCTGCGTTCTTAGTTCCCTTCGCACCTTCCATTGAATCAGTAGTGACAGATATCACTTTAGAAGCACCACCTTTGGAGGTGTCCATTGATTCGCCAGGTTTTGCGTTTTTAGTTACAGGATTGGAACCTTCGGTCACTTCTTCCATGTTATCTAATTCCTTTTCGAGGGTTTCAGCCATTTCTTTTAACTCCGTTAAATTTTTACGTTGCTGTTTTATATATTTATTTATACTTATAAACTCTTCAGAAATTTACTGAACGCGGAAATCTTCCTTTCCTGTAAGTTTCTAAGTGTCGCTGAGTCAATTTCTTTCTTAATTTCAGCAACAGCAGACTCTTTAAGTATACCATTATCCCAAACCCACTCCTTTCCTTCCATGATACCATCGACAAAAGCGTCAGGTGCTGAAGGATCTGCAACTATATCAGCAGCAGTAGCGAGCATGAAATCATCTTGTACTATATTACAATTAGATTCTTTCTTTAAAGAACCCATACCTCTAGAAGAAACTCCGAGACTTACACCCTCATCGAGTAAAGACTTTGCAATTTTTCCGTTAGGTGTATCAAGTATCTTCGCACGACCAATGAAGTTGTTGCCATCTTCACTAAGACGTTCAATTTTATGCGATACTCTATCAAGATTTATTGAAGGACCTTCTGGGTGACCAAGTTCTCCAAGAGCTCTACCTTTTGCGATGAAATTTTCATCATACTTGGCAACTTCTCTCTGCAAAGTTTTAAATGGATACATGCGTCCATTTTTATTTGCAAGTTCAGACTGTAAAAATATACCTTCTATAAAGTAATTTTTTTTACCGTTCTTTTCTTCTGACAGAAATTTTACTTCTGTAAGTTCTTCAGCTATCAGTCTCATCTTTTGATTCCTCGGTTGGTTCCTCTGCGGATGCAGTAGGTTGTTCTACTGGTACGTTAGGATCTGGATCTTCTGGTTTGCGACCTTGGACATCCACATCTGTCACATCACCTGTATCAGTTGCTTTATCAGCAAGTTCATCAGCAACGGCTTGTCCTGTTTGATCAGGATTAAAACCCCACTGTTTTGCGAAGTCAAGTTTCTTTGCTTGAATCGCATCAAACGCAGATGCGGCTAATGCATCATTTGTTGCATCAACTGCTTTTGCTTTTTCATCACCAAAAATGTGATTTACTATTTGATTTGCTACGTCAGTAGGCATAATAAGAGTTCCTCCATTATGTATTTATGTTTTTAGATCTCTGCTCTTTTTTGATCTGCGGGACTAACTGCAGAATTAGGGTCAGCAGCAGGTGCTTCTCCACCTGCAGGTGCAGGTTCTTCCTCACCGATACCCATCTCAATGGCTTGCATTGCTTGAGGATCCATGATTGTTCCGTCTTCGATTTCTTGTTTAATTTCTTTGTCGATTTCCCTAATCTCTGACTCGGTTTGTTTAAGAACCTTTGTACGTATATAGTTCGCTGAGAAGTATTTACCCACGTAAGGATCCATTTGTGCAACTTCATTCATTCTTTCGTTGCGGATTTCTATCTCTTTTAGTTCTGTGAAATAGTTATCTGCAATAAAGTCAAACTGAATGTGCTCTTTCATATCCTCCCATTCTTCAATAGAGCATATACCCTTAAGAATGAGTTGAGTTTTTAAAAGATCTACAAACAGTTCAGAGAATCTTTTGCGTAAACGTGCGATGAACTTCTGGAACTTTACTTCGTCCCTAGTAATTTCAGCAGCACGACCAATATTAAAGGTAGTTTCTGTTTCTAACCTTGAGCTTGGAACGTTGAGTGCTTTGTATAATTTCTTTTGGAAGTACTTGACATCTTCAAGTTCTCCAAGATTTTGTCCACCTGGCAACGTAGTGATTTCAGTTCCTCGTCCTCCTTCTCTTCTGGGTAACCAGAAGTCTTCGAGCATTGACATGAACTTCTTGTCATCTTTAATCTCTCCTGTATTTGCATCGTATACTAACTTGTTTCTATACCTACCCATAACTTCGCGAAGGTATTGCTCCGCTTTATTCTTAGGTAAGTTACCAACGTCAATATAAAATATACGACGTTCTGGTGCTCTTGATAATCTATAGATTACCAAAGAGTCTTCAATCATACGCAGTTGGTTTACTGCCTTGATTGCTTTGTGTAGGTGTGATAACACCATGTTCTTATTAAGATCCTGTATACCAGAATGACAATAAGCAATTGAATCAGGTGCAATTTTCATACCCTGATTAGTTGAGTTCTTTAATCCTTTAGGATTGTATAGGAAATATGATGCACTTTGCTGTGTTAGTTGCTGATTAAGATCTTGAGTCCTTAATGCTTCAGGTCTCTTTGCCTCATACTCAGTCACCTTACGAATCTTTCTAGGATCAACGTATCTTAATTCTACTAAACCGCCACGTGGTTTCTTTGGGTCTATTACTTTATGAAAAAATAATCTCCCATCAACATACCATCGACGGAAGATTTCATAAGCTCTGTTATCAAAATCAAGAAGGCGAAGTATCTCATCAAATTCTGAACGAATTAACTTCTTAATTTTTTCTGATTGTTTTAAATTGTGTAAGTCTATTGATATAGGAACATCATCAAAGTTCCCACAAATAGTCTCGTTCACTACGTCATCTACAGCACTATCGCATTCTGGATTCAAGACCATCTCTCTATAACGAGTGATTAGTTCATGATCATTACGAATAGTACCATCAAAGTCAACAGAATAACCGAAGTAACCGCCACCAACTATGGGTTGCGATCCATCTAAACTATCCTTCTGAACAAAAGAAGGTCCCTTAGGAACCTTCTTCGCTCTTTGTAATGAAAATCCAAAGAGTTGTTGTGCCATTACGATTTAATTTTTGGTTCTGATATATTTATACAGGTTTCAAAAAGTCGAATTATGATCCTGCGATAACTGGTTTCCAGTATTGTACTTGCATCTCTACAGTAAATTCTTCAACCGCATCATTGTTTCCGTAATCTAGATCAATAGCAGCGATATTACTTGGGAAGATATTGAAGAACTTATAAGACTTAAGAATCTTAGGTGCTTCTCCGTCTTTAAGATCTCTTGCTAACTGATGGACAGTCATGTCTGCGAAGTATCCAGAACTATCTGAATTGTCTCCGAGTGTACCTGCAGAAGTAAAGTTCTCATTGTATGCTTGGATTGAACTTGCCCACAATTCCATTGCAGTTCTTAACTTGAACTCACTATCGTTCATGATAGTAATTGTCCAAGGTTCAAATGTTCTGTCTCCAGCTATCTTTAGAACTCTTCCTCTAAAAGGAACTTCTATAACACCAATCTGTGAACTTGGTAAATTTGCTGCACGAACAGTGAACTTACCTAGATTAACAAGATCAGAGTCTTGTATAATTTCAGCAGGGAATGCCAAATCTACTTGGAATAGATTAGGTCTTGCGAAGTCCGACTTGACATTCGCCTTAAATTGATCAATTGTTCCTTTGTTTGCCATTTTTAATTAGGATCTCCGTCTTTTATATTTAGTCAAAAGAGTATTTTGAGAGGTTTTATGATGCAACCTCTGCAAAACTTACTCCAGTTCTGGTAGCAACGAATGTTAACTGTACATAGTTAATAGTTCTTGTTGGTTTCAAGAATACTTCCGCATAGAACTCACCACGGTCAACTGCCTCAGGTGTGTTATTGGAACTATCACACTTAACTAAGAAGTCAACTACACCACGACGACCCTGTACATCACGGAGATATGGTTCAACAATATTGATGAATAGTGATCTCTGTGCCTCATCGTTCTGTTCAAAGAGTTGTGATTTAGCAGCAGAACTAATAACTCTCTCAACTGTTAGGAAGAGACGACGTATGTTAATTCTGTCAAATGCTGATGCAAATCCAAGTGCAGTTTTGTCTCCGTAAAGAACAACACCTTGTCCTGGGAATGAAACAACTGGGTTGATTCTGTTTGCATAGAGTTGATCTCTTTGTGCTTTGTTTGGTGTGTATGCTAACTTAATTGCATTTCTTAGTACACCACGTTGGAATCCAGCTGGTGAGAACCAAGGTTCTGATATTTCGTTAGTCTGTAAGCATAGACCTGCAATATCTCCATTAGTAGGTACATAACGGTAAACGTCATTATACTTGTCATAGATGTATTTGTATCCTGAGTCAAATACCATGTAAGAAGAACTTGGTAGTTGCTTAAAGAAGTTTACAATGTTTGTTGTAATAGTTGTGTTATTGCTAAGTCCGATTACGTTTCCTCTACGAGGTGAAACGAATACCATACAGTCTCTTCTCTCTTCTGCAATGTTTACGAGAGATGTAATCTTAGCAAGTGCGTTTGCATCACTTGTTCCAGAAGGACCTGCAATGATAAAGTCAATGACTTGTGATTCTGGATCTTCAACCAATTCGTATGAACTACCTATGTCAGCATTAGTAATTGTATACTGTCCTGCTGATACTGTGTAGTTTACACCACCTGCTAATCTGTAGTAGTAAGTAGCATTGTTCTTAGAACCTAGTGTTGTTGCTCCTGCAGGATAATCTGTAGAACCATTTGCACTACGGAATAAGTTGAACTGTCTTGCTGCTGCAGTTTGTCCAAATACACCGTCAGATGCAGATGAAGTAGAAGCAAATAATGTTCCTTCATGCTCTGCCCAGAAAATAAATTCTGATTTTTGTTTAATTACTTCTGCGTAGTAGTTTGTTTCTCCAACAGATGTCTTAGCATCAGATGCTTTAGAAACATCGATGTATCTTTCAAGAAGAGCACCAACTGTTCCAGTGACACCACCGTCGATATCAATTAAGATAACGTGCATTTCGTCTCTGTGTCCACCAACACCATTAGCGTATAGTGAAGTGCCTGGTCTTGGAGCAACGTTGATCCACTTAACGCCAGGTAGATACTCACGCTCTGTGTACTCATCTCTTACTGAAGTTGTAGTAATGTTTGTTGAGTTTGTATCTTGTATGACATCGGAAGCAGCAAATTCAATACTTGATTTGTCAAGAGCAACAAGTAGTTTTCTTTCGATAGTTGCGTTAACCTTACAAGTGTTTGTACCCTGTGTGATAACTTGGTTATCTGCAATGATACCTGTGACACCACCACTAGGTAGTCCGATTTCTAATTTCTTATTAGCAGCGTCATAAGCAAGGACGTTAACTGTCTCATTAGAACCACTGATACTAATTGTTGTAGTAGAACCAGGTGTGAATGAACCAACTATATCATCGATTGTTATTACGAGACTATACTTAAACACTTTACCTGCAGCACCAGATGCAGCAGATACAGCAGCGTCTGCAACGAACTCGTGCTCGTTACCTGAGCCAGGAACAGGAACTACAAGTATTTGGTCTGCACCTGCGTCTGTTACAAAGATACCGATTGAGTTTCCTGTATCACCAGGTGTTCTAGCAACCCATGTAAAGGAATTGGATGCTGA